CATGTTAATGACGTATTTGAGCAACATACTGAATTATGGCTAACTTGTAAGGAGCAGATAAGTGTCTGATGCTATGTCAATTACGCTCGAAGGGTTTAATTCGCTCGATACAGTATTAAAATTATTGCCGATTAAGGTCCAGAAGAAAGTGGTTAGGCAAGCTACCAAGGCGGCGGCTAAAAACACATTAGGTGTAGTGAAATCTAACGCACTAAGTATGATTGGTGGTGACATGGGAACGTTGATAGCTAAGAATGCTAAAGTTTTCGTGTTTAAGCATCAAAGGCGTGGTTCTTGGGGCGTTCAGATTGGAATGGACCCGAGAGAAGATAAATTTATACATTATTCAGCATCCGGCAAAAGAAGCTATATACCGAGTGCATTGGAATACGGCCACGGCAAAGCAAGGCCGAGGCCGTTTATTCGCAGTGCATGGGACCAAACAAGGCGGCAAGCTATAAATATAATGAGCAGAGAACTCAGAACTGGAATTGAACGCGAAGCCCGCAAGCAACACGGGGCATAATAAGGAGAGAAAGATGGCACAGAAGATAAAAGATATGTGGTTAAAAGTTTTGATAGGGTTGATTATCACCATGATGCTCTTAGGCGCTAAGATGATCGAAAAAAAACTAGATAAGGAAGTGTTTGGAAATCACGAAGCCCACCAAGACAAGCAATTTGAAGACATGAAAGAGTATCAGAAGGATAAATTCGAGAGCTTTGAGAAGTACATAAAAGAAGTGATTAAATAAATTATAAGAGGTAATCATGGCAGATAAACACAGTACAGCGATAACACCGATAGACAGAAAGACCAATAGGTTCAGTTATATCGCTACCAGAACAAATATTGCCGATCCTACAAGAGACTGCGAAGTAGCTGGCGATGTTCAGATAAATGCGGAATTCGGTAAAGCTGAACTTCAGGCTCATATCTTAGAGCAGTTCGCTGCGATTGACCTACAGCGTCCGAAAGATGTGATTGCCGATGCGGAATTAACCACTCTTGTAGAAACATGGCAGACAGATATTGATACTTACTTAGATAACGGAGGTGCATAATGCCAAACGCAGCTTATGATTACACAGACTTTTCATTCGTACCGAAATCGGGCGGAGCAAATTGGGACGCTATCTCTCTGCCAACCGCAACTACGGAATTCAGTGATCCTATGTCTATGCAGGGTACAGTGTCTAAGATTATCTCGGTGGTTGTTGTTGTGCCAAACCTTGTAATAAGTGGTGAATTACTTATCAGTATACTCAGAAAAACCGTTACAGGTACTTACCAAGAACCTCTACTTGATGTTGATAACTTCAGACGATATAGTATTCCGATAGAGCAAAACCAGACAACTAACTGGGATATAACTTTATACGCCGAAGACCTCGACGACTTTAGAATATACCTAGACAACCTGTCCGGGCAAACGTTGACAGTATCTGTAGGTGAAGATAGTTCAAGCATAACCCCAGCGAGCTAATTATGGCAACTTTAATAAAACCAGCTTTTGGAAAACTACCACACGACATACCAAGTCGCAAGGGCTTAGTCCTCGACCTCCCTATGCTCGGCGTGGGGGATTTGTACGACTATAGCCTGAACGGTAACAACGGCACAAACAACGGTGCTACGTGGTTGCGTGAAGGGCCTGCTTTGTCGTTTGCGGTTGGCGATGACGTTAGGATTCCATACAGCCCTATCTTAGATACTGCTAATTCTGATTTTACCATTTCTATATTAACAAGGTGGGATGATGGCTCTTTAGTTTCAAGCCGGAACGATAACACAAACTTTTGGGACATTGTGGACAGTGCCGGAAGAATAGCGGTTCAAATTTTCGGAGACAATGGTACAGACATCAACGACCCGACGCTTACTGTATATAACGGTGATGGGGTAACTCGACTTATAACTCTTGTAGTTAAATCTGAAGTGAGTTATACCTTGTATATCAACGGTGTCCTCGAACCGACTGCTTCTGGGTCATTAGTTGGGTTGTCTAATATAGGAAACGGCGCCGACGTTATGTTGGGAACATTCCGAGATTTCAGTCCAGGCGACTTTGAAGGTATTATTTACTCAGCAGAATTATATAACCGTGCTCTATCAGCAGCAGAAATAAAAAACCTACACGATAACCCATACGCTGCATGGGAGCCAAACAACATAGCCTTATGGGTAGCTGCACAGGGCGGCGGGATAATTCCGACACAATATTATAAACATTTCCTGCAAAGGATAGCATAATGCAAAAGAATGTAGCAAATCAAAAATGGACGGTCTTTGCTTTTGACCTTACTGACAATACACCAAAGACAGGATTGGCCGATATAACCGCAAAGCTGAGCAAAGACGGTGCGGCAGGCGCGGCTTTAAATGACGTAAGCCCCGTTGAACTTGAGAGTGGGTATTATGAATTTGACCTTACGCAAGCAGAGACAGATTTTGATAAGTTGACAATTATTCCAGTGAGCCAGACCGCTGACATTCAGGTTGTCGGTTCTCCTGGTACACTGTTCACGACCCCGGTAGGGTTCCCAGACAATGTAGGAGCTACTGAGGCAAAACAAGACGAAATATTGAGCAATTTCTTCCCCGACGAAGTCTTTGATCCGTCATTGGGCACGATTCGTTACAACAAAAAGGGAACTGTCACACAACTGAGCAAGAAAGACCTGAAAGACCCAAGTGGAAATGCGGTTGATTCGACCGAAGATATTATTGCAGAGGCTACAGAACAATGAGTATAACAGCTTCAAATGTTGGACAAAATGCAGGCATAGTAATGCCGGAAGTAGCAGAGGTAGAAGTCAGCGTTGAGTATGGTTGGCCTGATACGCGAACAGGCACACTCGATCCCGGTTTTGCTCCACCTGCTGCACCTGTAATTACAGGCGTAGTAGACAACGGCGATCAGGATAGTGTGACGGTTTCGATCACGACAACGCCGGGAACGAATACAGTCCAGCTTTATTACAGGCAAAAGACCGTTTCTGCATGGACAACGGGATTAACGCGAACAGGATCGGGCGACATTGTCCAGACGGGACTTGCTGATGGCGTTTGGTACGAAATGTACGCCACGGCACAGAACCCGAATGAGTCAGCACCGTCCAATTTAGTTACGGTCTATCTTGCTTCTGTGGCTGGCACGGGAACGCTTAAGCAAGCTATATACGCTATCTTAATAGGCGATAGCACGTTAGAAGGCTTGGTCGATGACAGGATTACTCCAGGCGGCGACCCTGCTGAGGGATTAACATCTGTGACGTATCACGCCATTAGCATGGACGCAGATAAGCATACGATGGACGGGCCTGACACGCTCGCTACAAGGCGATTCCAGATTAACTCTTACGGATTGTCAGAGCTATCTGCTGTTGGCGTTGCCACTGCCGTACGTAAGGCCCTGGATGGATTCAGCGGTACAGTCAACGGAGTTCCGATCTCTTACATGGCTCTAGTAGATGAGGGAGATCTGGACGAGTTTGAGCCAGGAAATAAACCAATAAGCCGACACGGAATTCGGCAAGATTATGAAATAACTTATACAAGACAGTAAATTTTTGAAAGGGTATTATCATGGCAGGACAAGGCGGTTTCGCAACAAGATTGAACGGTACGATAGATTTTATTATGGATACAGCGGTAACAAATGTTACCTCACTGACTGCGTTTATCGGTGAAGTCTCAGGAATAACATTGCCGGAATTAACAAAGGGCGATATTGATGTATCTTCTTTTGATTCGGCAAGCAATTTCATGGAGTACGTTGGTGGACAAGTAGAACCGGGCGTCATTGATGTGACATTAAACTATGACGCAGAAGAAGATGCACTCGTTGAGACGGCTTTTTTATCAGGTAACCAGAAATGGTATATTACGTTCCCAGACGACACTGGAATACAGACGGATGGGTATCTTAATAAGCGAGGTGGTGGATCTGCTCCACAGAATGGTAAAATCGACAGGGTTGTGTCAATTAAATGCAGTGGAATTCCGACGCAGACAACAAGCATGGCTTACTAGTGATTAAATATCTTTAAGGAGATGAAGAATGTTAAGTAGACAAGACATCATTGATTGCAATGATATTGAAACTGAAGTAGTTCCGGTTCCTGAATGGAATGGCGAAGTAAATGTTCGGGGTTTAACGTTGGCTGAAAAGGACCAATGGACTGAATCTTTAATGAACGGACCCGGCAAAGAACTGGGAGTAGGTAAGGTTAACATGACCGGAGCTACTGCTAAGCTTTGTGCTTTGTGTATGCGTGGCGAAGACGGGAATATTTTGTTTGACGAGTCAGATATTCCGGCACTACAGGCTAAATCCGCTTCGGCACTAGATAGGGTTTTTCAGGTTGCTCAGCGACTTTCTGGTATTGGCCAGGAAGAAATTGAGGAGACAGTAAAAAACTCA